AGCCTTTTTGTCCGTTTTTTCAAGGGTTTCAGTGATTCTTTCGATGATTTCCATAGGCAACCTCCGTGGTAAAAATAATACGCAAATAAGAGTAAAAACATTTACAAACTCGCAGATACGTGCTATAATAAATACATGAAATACAAAACAACTCAAAGTTGCGAGCCGAGAGATTGTACTTGTATTTCGTGCGTCTGTTTGCGAGTTTGTAAAGAGGTTTACTTACATTATAGCACGCAAATCAGAAAAGATAAATAGTTTTTACACAAATGCGAGAAAGGAGTGAAACGCAAGCATGAAGCAGGAAACATCACAGTGGGGCAAAGCTGTTAAAAAAGCAGTAATCGACCACGATATGACATTGAAGCAGCTGGCCGAAAAAATCGGTTACAGCAATGCTACTGTTTCCCAGGTAGTCAACGGCAGATATTCCAATTCGAGTTACAGGGTAATCGCTGAGAAGATCAACGAAGTGCTTGGAACGGAAGGACTGCCGGAGAGAACCGAAACACCGTCCGATGAATGGTGTCAGACAGTGAAGGTGGAACTGGTAAAACAGAGCATGACCGTCAATGAGCTGGCGAAGCAGCTGGATGTCTCCAGGGATCGGCTGTCACTGGTAATTAACGGCAAGATGATGAACGAAGCAATCGTAAGCGGGGTGAATAACCTGCTCGGAATCAACCTGGTCGCTGTTCCAGCTGATAAGTAAATTATAGCGGAAGGGTAGGTAACAAGAAATGGGAAGAGGCCCTACAAACGAGAACACAAATATGTATTTCCAGGCCAGGAAAAAGGCGGCAACATACAACGAGAGACTATGGAGCCGTGAAGGAGCTGCAGAACTGTTGGGAATATCGGTTTCAACATTGGCAGATTATGAGCTTGGCAATACGAAGGTTGTCCCGGTGGACAAGGTGGTGCTTATGGCTGACCTCTACAACGCCCCGGAATTGATTACTGGGTACTGTATGCGAGAATGCCCGGTACACGGATTCCTACCACTGGCAACCGAAGAGAAAAGTTTAGAAGGAATTGCATTAAGGCTTTTGCAGAACTTCAATGAGGATTCATTGAAGAATATGCGAGACAGTCTGATCGAGATAACTGCAGATGGAAAAATCACAAAGGATGAATTGCCAGCCTTGGAAAAAATCATCGGGCAGCTCGAAAAGATGGCAGAGGTAATAAGCGAAATGAAAATTGCCGGAGAGAAGTATTTGAACGGCAAGTAAGCCGGAGCAACGCCGGAAAGGAGTTCAGAATTGAAGAAAGCAAGTAAGCGAAGAATATTGTTTGCGGCAAGAATGGCAACGATGGTCGGAGCTGCCTGTTTTGCAGCAAGTGGCATTTCAGAAACGCTCGGGCAGGAGAAAGAAAAAAGCCGGCCGGTCTACATAACCACAGAGGAAATGGCAGAGACGACGTATATGCCGGAGGTCGAAGAGACAACGCAACCAACGGAGACAGCAAAGGCAGTTGAGACAGAAGAACCGTTGATTGCAAGTATGGATTGGGACAAGGACGATTCTTACATGCTATGCAAGATAGCAATGGCCGAAGCTGAGAGTGAAGGCGTGAAAGGAAAGGCGCTGGTTATGCTGGTAGTCCTCAACAGAGTTTGGAGCGATGAGTTCCCGGACACAATCGAGGAAGTGATTTTTCAGAAGAACCAGTTCAGTCCAGTAGCAAACGGAAGATACGACGCAATAGAGCCGGACGAAGAGTGCTACGAAGCATTGGGGCTGATCCAGGTAGATCATTGGAATGAAAGCCAGGATGCTTTGTATTTTGAGAGCAAGAGCGACAGTAAGTGGCACAGCGAGAATTTGGAATTTCTTTTCAAGTACGGCAAGCACTACTTCTATAAGTGAAAGGAACAGGCGGTATGAGAAGATTTAGAAAGAAAGTCAGAAGATTTGTGAGACTGTATTGGTTTTGGGTAAGCCTGGGACTGGTCCTCACAAAAGTATCGGTTGAAGCAGCGTACATCGAGAGAGGATATAAAGCCTACGGCGGCGAGTGGCTGGTTTTACCAGTGGTGATGATCGTCGGATATTTTGTAAATGAGGCGAGAATGTACCTGCCGGACTTCATTGAAGAATGGAGAGAGGAGAAAGCCTATGAGCGAAGAGTTGCAGAAAATCGTAGACGAGTACAGAGAGAAAGAAATTCACATCTCAGATGAAGAGGCTGAGCAAATCTTATGGTTGTGCAACCGGAAGATGGATATATGCAAGATTGAGAACAGAGAGGAATACCTGCCGTTGTTATTCAAGGACGAGGTTAAGAACTATCTGTTCAGATGCTCGGTAAATGCTACGACGTTTTTGAGAAGATTGGAGGCAGAAGGAATATGTGTGCAGAATGCGGTATGAACCCATGCCATCCAAGATGCCCGAACGCACCGGAGCCGGTACCGGTTCACGAATGTGTGAAATGCGGGTATGGAATCCTGGTAGGAGATAAGTTTTGGGATTCTCCGGAAGGGAAGATTTGTGAAGAATGCGTGGATGATATGAGCGCAGAAGAGATATTAAAGTTGTGTGGCGAAAGCCTCACGGAAGCAGAAAAGGAGGAAAGGTAGTATGGCAGAACAGAATGCAGTGGCAACACAGCAGGGAACGCAGTTAAGTGTAGCAGCGCAGGTTAAGAGCATGATTTCCCAGGATGCAGTAAAGAAGAAATTTACGGAAGTCTTGGGGCAGAAAGCACCGCAGTTTTTGGCATCCATTACGAATGTGGTTGCTGGATCAGCACAGTTAAAGAAATGCCCGGCAACAACAATCATGAGTGCGGCGTTTGTGGCAGCAACCTACGATTTACCGATTGACAGTAATTTGGGGTTTGCGGCAATCGTGCCCTACAACAACAATAAATACAATCAGCAGACGAGACAGTGGGAGAAACATCCGGAAGCACAGTTTCAAATGATGTACAAGGGGTTTATCCAGCTGGCGATCCGCTCCGGATATTATGAAAAGATGAACTGTTCGGTTGTCTACAAGGACGAGCTGGTTTCATACAATCCGATTACCGGAGAGGTTGAGTTTGTGACGGACTTCTCGAAGTGTACGCAGAGAGCCGAAGGAAAATCGGAGAACATCGCTGGATACTATGCCTGGTTTAAGTTATTGACTGGTTTTAGAAAAGAACTGTTTATGACAACAGCGGAGGTTGAGAACCATGCCCGCAAGTATTCGACAGCGTACAGATATGACCTGGAAAACAATAAGAAGGGCAGTAAGTGGACAACAGATTTTGAGGCAATGGCATTAAAGACGGTTATCAAGATGCTCCTCAGTAAGTGGGGTATTTTGTCTGTGGATATGCAGAGAGCAATCCAGGACGATCAGAAAGTTTACGACGAGGACGGCGATGGAAGTTACGGCGACAACCAGCCGGACATCGTAGAGGCACAGGACCCTTTTGATAAGATCGAGCAGAAAGAAGAGGAACAGCAGATCGGTGGCTTAGATTTGGAAGAGGTTGAATAGGAGGAAGAAGAATGCAGCTGACATCAGAAAATTATTATAGCCAGGAGGCTAACCAGGAGTACATGAGCGTATCGGGATATAAGGATTTTGCTGGAACCTACGGCAAGATGCCTTGCGAGTTCTACGGAATGGAGAAACTGAACGGACGCTGGGAGGATGAAAAGAGTACAGCATTGCTGGTAGGAAGCTATGTGGACAGTTATTTCGAGGGAAGCCTGGAACAGTTCAAAAAGGACAATCCGGAAATCTTCACTCAGAAGGGAGAGTTAAAGGCGAACTTCAAGCAGGCAGAAGAGATCATTGCTCGTATCGAGCGAGACGAATACTTCATGAAGTATATGAGCGGTCAGAAGCAGGTCATTATGACAGGAGAACTGTTCGGAGCGAAGTGGAAGATCAAGATGGACTCATACATTCCGGGAGTGGCTATCGTTGATTTGAAGGTTATGGCATCCATTACGGATTTGAAGTGGGTAAAAGACATCGGCTATCTCGATTTTGTCCGTTACTGGGGTTACGACATCCAGGGTGCGGTCTACCAGGAAATCGTGAGACAGAATACCGGCGAGAAGTTGCCGTTCTTCATTGCAGGAGCAACGAAGCAGACAGAGCCGGACATCCGCATTATCCACGTAACAGACAACTATCTGCAGGAAGCGTTGCACATGGTAGAGATGAATATGCCGAGAATCCTCAGAGTTAAGAATGGAGAGGTTGAGCCGGACAGATGCGAATTGTGCGATTGTTGCAGACACAACAGAGTGTTAAAGAAGCCAATCTCGATTATGGACTTGACAGCAGGCATTTAAGGAGATAGGCGGTGACTGAATGGCAGACAACAGAAAATATTACTACCTAAAGCTGAAAGAGGACTTTTTCGACACGGACGAGATGAAGATTTTGGAGAGCATGAAGGATGGATATTTATACAGCAATATCCTGCTGAAACTCTATCTGAAAAGCCTGAGCAATTCCGGCAGGTTGATGTATAGAAATGTGATTCCGTACACGCCGGAAATCCTGGCAACTTTGACAGGGCACCAGGTAGGCACCGTCGAGAAAGCATTGGAAGTATTCAAGAAGCTGGATTTAATCGAGATGCTCGATAACGGAGCAATCTACATGATGGATATTCAGAACTTCATCGGTCAGTCGTCCAGTGAGGCTGACAGGCAGAGAGAATATTACAACCGCATGAAGGCTGAGAAGGAAGCACTGGCAGGAGAAAGCGCAGAAACGCCGGAACTTCCGGAGCCGAAAGAACCGGTACTGCCTGCAGAACAGAAGTCAAATAAGGCGATCGGTAATTACACCACGGATTTCGAGGAACTGTGGGAGGCATACCCGAGGAAGGTTGATAAAGGGCAGGCATACAAGAAGTATAAGGCCCGCCTGGAAGATGGCTTCTCCCACGAGCAGTTGTATGAAGCGGTAAAGAACTATGCGGCACAGTGTAAGAAGCAGAGAACAGAGACAATGTACATAAAGCATGGCAAGACATTCTTAGGAGAGTCAACGCCGTTCCTGGACTATCTGCCAAAGGACAAGCCGGCACAGAGCGAAGCAGAGTACGACGACAACGAGAATCCGTTCGGAAGGAGTGAGTGACGATGAATTTGGATTTGCAGAAGGTTTTACCTGCAGAAGCATTCGAGACAGAGCAGAATGAGGGCGACTACATCGGCAAAGACGGACTGCTTTACTGCGGAGTCTGCAGAACCAAAAAGCAGACCAGGTTGCAAGCGTCGGATTTTACCGGCGGCAGGGAGATAATTGTTCCATGTATCTGTAAGTGCAAGGTTGAGGAGAACAAACGCAAGGAAGAGGAAGAAAAGATGAGACAGGAAATGCAGCGTTTGGAAAGATTGAAAGCCAGCAGCCTTATGGACGCCAAGCTGAAAGCGGCAAGGCTGGACGGATACCAGGTGGACGGAGACAATCAGAAAATCTACAACCTCGCAGGCAATTACGTGAAAAGGTTTGACGAAATGTACGAGAAACGCCAAGGGTTGTTGTTTTGGGGGACGGTCGGAACCGGGAAGAGTTACACGGCCGCCTGCATTGCGAATGAGTTGCTGAATCAGATGATCCCGGTAGTTATGACATCATTCGTGAAGATACTGCAGAACATCCAGGGCAACCCCGACGAGGAAGAAAGAATAATGGCGGGACTGAATGCGGCAAAGCTGTTGATTATCGACGACCTGGGAGCAGAGAGAAGTACCGATTATGCGTTAGAGAAGGTGTACAACATCATCGACAGCAGGTATTTATCCGGAAAGCCGTTGATCCTCACTACGAATATGACATTGAAGGATATGCAGGAGTCAGAGGACATCCGATACAGACGTATCTATGACAGAATATTTGAGATGTGCTTTCCGGTAAGGTTTGCAGGCAGAAGTTGGAGAGAAAAGGCGGCGTCGAAGAGGTTCGATGCCATGAAGAATTTAATGGAGGAATGACAGCATGGGATTGATTAAGGTGGCAGAAATCAGCATTGACAAGCTGGAAGATCGCAAGACGGTTACGGCAATCCTGCACGAGAACGGTTATACCGTCGGGCCAGGAAAGAGAAAAAAGACAGAGTCCGGAAAGCAGTTAGATTACTACTTGAAGGTGTATGTGGAGGAAGGCACAGATAAGGCAGAACTCTACAAAGCAACGAGCGGAAAAACGAAGGTGACAGCCAAGAAGGTGACGGATAAGATGTCGGCCGAGATTGGCGACAAGGCATAGGAGGCAGAAA